ACCGATCCGGCATTTCGCTTGTATTCTCGAGCGCAGCGTAAGACCGCTCCAGCGCCCACTCTTTGACGCCGTACAGTTCTTCCGTTGAAAGTCCATTTATCTTCATCTCGACCGCCTCCTGATTCCGGCCCAGTCCGCGCTGATCCGTGGCGACAGCTCTCCGACCATCGCGCCCGAATCCAAGACGACATCCCGATCCGCGATATCCGGAAGATACTGCTGGAGCAAAAGCGCCACCTGAGCCATCAGACCCGCCATCTGGCCAAGATCTCGTCCGCCCGTCACCGCTGTCTGACTGCTTGGAGCCGTGATCCGGTTGAGCGGAGCCGGAGTCGGTATGGATTCCAGCGCATTCGTGACGCGCTCGACCGCCAGTGTAAAGCGCGGGACCATATTCTGTGCGAACTGCCTGCTTAAAACTGCCTCGCCCAACTGCGCCGGGATCAGCCCCTGATCGTGTCCATATTCCATCCGGATCAGCTGGTTAACCATACCGCCGGTCGCATAGCCTTTTACGCCTCTGTTGTGAAGGGCCTGTTTAAATTCTGCATGGACGTATTTGGCCACGGACGCCTTTGCCTTGTTCTTATAGTCATCTTTGTCATATTTGATTGTGGTGATCTTGCCAGTCTTAAGGTCCCACTGCTTTACGACCGATTTTTTGCCTGCTGTATTAAAATACAGATTGCCGTTGGCTCCGATCGTACCTTTGACATCCTTCAGCATCGCTTTCGCTCCGGGCTTATCAAGACCGGCGCTTTTGATTTCTTTCGCCGTGAATTTCTTTCCGGCGCTTCCGGCGCTCGAAGCGACTGTTGCGATGTAGTCCGTGATAGTCTGTTTTTTCGCGGCGGTCGTTGTTGCCGTCGCCTTTTTCGCCGCGGAGGTTGCGGTTGCTTTTTTCGCCGTGGAAGTGCTTCCGGTCTCGGCGGATGCCTTTGTATCCGTGATCCCGGCGTCCTTAAGCTCCTTGTTGATCTCTGAGACGACCTGTGACCAGGTCTCTTTTTTACCGATAGTCGTTTTCATGCCCTGGACAAACGATGTGATCACATCTGTTCCCCAATCCGCTGCATGATCGGCAAGCTTTTTCATCTCGGCGCTCATCGGCTTATTGATCGATGCGATTGTCCTTGTCAGATCGTCCTTTGCCGTTTCAATTTCTTTTTTTGCCGTCTTTTTCAGATCCGCAATCTGCTTTTGCGTATCCTTCTTAAGCTGTTCGTTCTGTTTTTCAGCTTCTGTTCGCGCGATCTTAAGCTTTTCTGTGTAAAGCTGAGAATACTGAGCGAGTTCGTCCGCGCTTAAATCGTTCAACGCACGGATCGTGGCTGTCGCTTCCGGTCCCATCTCGATCAGCTCTTCAAGCAGGCTGTCGTTGAGATTCTGCTTTGCGAATTTCTTCCGGATCTTCTCGAGCTCCTTCTGCCACTCACGGTAACCCCAGACCTGCATTTTGAGATTTGCAAGGAGCTGTTTTCCGCTCTCAGACTCCGACAGGAAGGTATCGGTCAGCTTGTAAGCATTAAAGATGGTCTTCGTGCTGGAGTCTACCGCGTCCTCGTAAGCTTTATTCAGATCCTCGATATTCTTCTTTAGGTCCTCATTGATGCTCTTAACCTTTTCCGCATACGCTTCCTGCGCGGCGCTCATCTGCTCCTGGTAAGCAGTGACCGCTTCGTAGTAATTCCGGTCCGCTTCCAGTCTCTGCGCATTGGAGAGCTTCGCATTCTTCCGGACCGTCTCCCAATATTGCAGATCTTGCTTTGCAGAAGTGTTATAGTAGGTCTTGAGCGTGCTTAATGCGCCTCCACTCGCAGCATACTCTTTCCGTGCCTCGATTTCAGCTTTCAGCTCTTTGATGGCGGCCTTCGCGTTCTTCTTCATCTGGTCCGCGTAAGCCTTGCCGTATTTCTTCGCGTTACTGATCTCTTTTTGATAATGCTTGATCTGCTGCCGGATCCGCTTCTCGTTATAGGTCCCAATCTGCTTAATCGTCGCGCTGGCAGCCTTAAACTGCGTATCAGCAGCCGCCTTTTGCCTGTTCGCGACTTCTTTTTTGATGGCCTTGTAGTATCTGCCGCCCTGCTTTTTCGAATCCTTTAGAAGCTTTTTCCAGAGATACGCCTGCGCCTCACCCGTGGCCTTCTGCTTTTTGAGCCACTTTGCAGCCGCTTTCGTAACTTTATTGGCAATATCAGACCCATGCTTTTCGACCGTCTTCTTCTTTGCTTTGATACCCATCGCGATGCCGTTGGCCATCTGCTCGCCGACTTTCTTTTTCCACTTGCGGGACGGGCTGTGAATCTCGCCCTCCTTCATGGCGGCGTTTATAGTGTCATTCATGACTTGAATGGAGGCATCCTGCGCTTCTTTGGATCCGTTTAAGATTCCAATTGCCATGCCTTTTGTAAGCTGGATACCAACCTCATCGCGGAATACGGTGGAAGGTGAGTGAACACCGGCCTGCGCTTTTGCCGCCGCGACTGCTTTGTTCACGGCAGAACGCGCCGCCATCTGAACGAAACTCGTGTTAGAGTTGATACCGGACGCGATTCCTCGTGCAATTCCGGCGCCGACAGCGGACGATCCGGAGGTATTGACTTTATTCGCAGATGCGACCGCGCTCTGAGCGGCGCTCTTTACCTTGCCCTTGCCTTTATTGAGTCCGGACGCGGTATCTTTGGCCATCTTGTCACCGGTCTTTTTGCTGGAGTCAGTCTTGACCTCCTTTGTGTCAGTCGCTTCTTCGTAGGCCTTTTTAACCTTCTTTTTGGATGATTTCGCACCTTCTGCGACCGCTTCACCTACCTGCTGGCCTTTCTTTTTCGCTTTCTTCGTATTGACTTTGAGACTATCAATTTCTTTCGCGTAGCTGTCCGCTGCGTTTTTGCCCGACTTCTTCCAGGCTTTCGTGATCTTCTTTAAGTCTTTGGAGCTCGCATTTGCGATGCTCGCGATCGCGTTGGCCTGCCCCGGGCCGAGGCCTTTTAAGTAGTCCAGGAACTCCTGTGTGACGCCATCACCGGCACGACCGGCGATCTTCTTCATGTTGGACGCCCAACTCTCCATACCGGAGACCTGGCTTTGCAGATTGCTGAGGATCTGCTGCGAGGATAGCTTCGCTCCGCCGTTAAATTCATCAAAAGCGTTCGTCGCGCCTTCGATCGCGCTTTTTAACTTTTCTAAGGATTCGTTCGTCGCATTCGCGGACTCGCCCGTGTCGCTCATGGCGTCAGCATAGGCTTGTGCGCTGTCGGCAGCGTCTCCGGCTGCGTCAGCATCCGTTTTTGCCGCGTCTGCGTGCTTGTTGATAAAATCAGTAGTCGCGCTGAACTCTTCGTTAAGCTCCGCCTGCTTTCCGGTCAGAGCCTCGATCTGCTGTTCCGACTCACGCCACGCAGAATTAGCATTCATGTAAGCCGCCGAGCCTTCCAGCCCCTGGCTGGCCAACTCGATCATCTTCTGCTTGTACTTGTCAGCCGCATCAGAAGCTTTTTGGAGCTGTAACTCCGTATTGCCAAGATCCGTGGCAATCGTCTTCAAACTGTCCTGCATTGCGGCGGCAATCGCAGCGTTTTTGGATTTTGCGGCATACTGATCCAGCTGTGCATTGGTCAGGCTTAAAGCGCCCGTTTCCGCATCAAACGCAGCCGCAACCTCCGGAACCACGCTTGCAAGCTGGTCAACAATGACCTTCATGCGCTCTTTCTTTTCGGTCGCGTCCATATCTGCGCTTCGGAGTTCTTTTAGCTTGTCGATAAGTACGCCATATCCGGCCTGTTCTTCTTTGACTCCGGAAAGAGCTTCTTCGCGTGCTCTGGCATTATCACGCAAAGACTGATTGGTTTCCTGAAATGTCTTTTGCAGATTCTGCTGAGTACCTTCAATCTCCGCCTGTCTCGCGTTCCAGGCTTCAAAAGCGGCAATCACTCCACCGATTGCCGCCGTGATTCCAAGAATCGCAAGCGTCGCAGGATTCCCGGCAAAAGCGCCCTGGATGGATGCGATCGCCTCTTTGATTTTTGGAACGATAACAACAACCGTGGTCAGTCCCGCCGCCAAAATCCCAAGCGCCGTAGCTGTTCCAACAATCGCATCGACCGCCGCCGGATTATCCCGCACAAAGTCGGTCATCCAGTCAAACGCCTCTTTTCCGGTCATCTCGAGACTGGTAAGCACCGGAAGCAGCGCGTCACCGACCGCGATCTTAAAGTTTTCTGCAGAATTTTTGAACTTGTTTTCCGCAACCTGAGCCGTGTCAGCCATTGTCGCGGCTGCCTGCGCTGCCTGTCCGGATACGGTGTTCATCCGTTCCAGCTCCGCATTGTATCCGTCCGCGCCTTCTTTTGCGAGGAAATAGGCAGCGCCGCCTGACCGGACATTGGAAAAGTAATTCTTAAATGCCGTGGCGTCGCCATTCGCGGACTGCATCAGGATGTCCATGATATCACCGAGCGATTTCCCGGACTGGACTAACTCCGTGAAGGATTTCCCCGTCTGCTCCGTCAGCACCCGGCTGACATTTGACCCGGCCTTCGTCAGCTCGCCAAGCAGCGCACGGAGGGAAGTCGCGGAAATGGCCGTGTTCATGCCGTTCTTGGTCGTCACCGCCATTGCCGTGGACAAATCCTCAAACGATACTCCGGCAGACGCGGCGGACGGGATCAGCTGTCCGTAGGACTGCGCCAACTGCGCCACGGTCGTTTTACCTTTATTCTGTGTCTCAATCAGCAGGTCAGAGATATGCTCCGCATCGGACGCCTGCTTTCCGTACGCGTTAATAACCGTGGTCAGCGTATCTACTGCCGTGGCCTGATCCGTAAAACCGCCGGATGCAAGCTTCGTAGCAGTTCCAACGAATCCGACTGCCTCCGCTGTGTCCACGGACGCAGAGATCGCCTGATACGTCGCCTCTGCGATGTCGTTTACGCTCCGGCCGGTCTGATCGGACAGCTCCATGATCTGGCTCTTCAGCTGATCGCTGGAAAGTACAGTGGTGTCGGCGATCGTCGATACCTTAGCAAAAGCCGTCTCAAACTGCTGCGCTGCGTCCGTGCATTCCTTCAGCGCGTCAGCGGTCTCCTTGATCGCCGTGACGACGCCCGCAGCAACCAGGGCCGCCGCCATGTCAGACAGTGCTTCGTCTGCCTTCTGGACGCTTTTTCCGCTCTCTTCCAGAGCCGAATTATTCTTTTTGATCTCGTTCGTGCTTTTCGCGATGGCGGTCTGCGCGTCTGTCTGCGCTTTTTTGTATTTCGCCATCCGCGTATTGCATCGATCCAGATTCTCATTGCCCTGCCGGATCGCAGAGTCCAGCTCCTTGACCTTCTTTTCCTGATCTGCGATTGCTTTGGACGAAGCTGTGCCGGATGACTTCATCTGTTCCAGCTTCTTCGCTTCTTCGTCCCGTGCTTTCGTCAGATCCTCAACGGACTTTTTGATCCGATCCTGCTCTTGCTGTGTCTTTTTTATCTGAGCATCGTAAGCGGCGTATTTCTGTTTATTTGCGTCAATCGTTCGCTGGAGATTTTCATTTTTTCGCGTGACTGCCTCGATGCTTTGCTCCTGACCTTTAAATTCCTCTTTGATCAGCTTGCTTTCCGCGCCGAGCTGTTTTAGTTCGCTGTTAATATTTCGAATCCCGGCGGTAAATTCCCGCTCTCCATCAAGCGCGATCGCCGCCCTGATCGTTTTGTCCGCCATATCATCACCTCTATGGTAAAGCTGCCATCACATCGCGCTCGCGAGCGATTCCATTCATTTCCAAATATTCCGAGTAAATCAGGAAAAATTTGCGCGGAGTCATGCCAAGGACTTCACGTTCCGAGTACTTAAGCTGCGTCATCCCGATATAGATCATGCGAGGGACATTTACCTGCCCTCGCTCTCCGGGTTTGGGTCGTCATCCTCGTCCTGATCCGGCATGTCGTAGCCGTACTCTGCGAGTAATTTGCCCATGATCCGATAGATGTTGCTGGTTGCGAGATAATCCAGAAAGTGACCTTCTTCCAGATCGTCCCGGACTGTCGCATCCAGTGCAAGGCCGATGTTTTTCATGACCGAAACCGGATCACGCAGATTGTCCTCGTTTATCAGGCCCTCAATAAATTCCGTGATCGTTCCGCCCGTCTTTTCCTGAATTGCATTGATCGCCCGGAACGTGAACAAAAACTCCCGCTCCGTTCCGTCAATATTCATCTTCATGCCTTTCGGCTCCAAGCTGTTCATACCTAATCTCCTTTTTCAAAAAAAGGGCGCCGCTTCAAAGCAACGCCCGTATTTGGTGTTTTGTGATTGTTGCCGGAACTTTAGCTGATGCCTGCTTTGCCTTTCAGCCAAGTGAGAGCGGCCGCTTCCGTCTCGAACTCCTGCTCGGCTTTCCAATTCTTATCTTCCGGAATGATGATCGTGCCTTCGATCGTCTCATGGTTGAAAGTAGTGGACTCTTCTTTGGTTGCATTCTCGTCGGACGGCTCTCCGAACTGAACCTTTGTGTACCACTTGCCGACATAAACGTCAGCCCCGTTTCTTCTGGATACGCCAATAGCACCGATGCCAAGGAACGGAGCAATGTCGTCAGCGTTGTAAATTAAATCTTTGGAGGTACTATCGATCTCGTGACCCAGCAGATACGCCTTCTCTTCCAGGGTCAAGTTGTTCTGCTCCATCGTCAAAGTACCGCCGGTGACAGTTTTATCCGTCTCTACGGAGTGATCGTCACCGTAGTCCGTCACATCGTTTGCGTTCGGAGCGCCGTTGAATCCGGCAGTCGTTCCTAGAGCCATGCCATCCGTATAAGTTACGGTGGTCACTCCGCCCGAAGTGGTCTCTGTTCTTTTAGCAACATATACTTTTCTAATTCCAACTTTTGCCATAAGTCTAAACCTCACTTTCCTCGATGTATTCCACATCGAAAATTAAATGTCTGTAACCTTCGTCGTCCGGATCGACCGTCTCCGTCACATTCGCGTAGGAAAACCCTGCATCAAACAGCATCTGCCTGACGAGCCGCTTATGTTCCAGATAGTTCTCTTTTACCGGAAGATACATGTGCACGTATGCGCTCAGCCTATTGTGTTCCGGAGCGTCGTCTCCGAAATCGCTCCCCTGGTCGTAATACGTGTTGAATGTGAAGTAGTGATCCGCTTTTGTCCTGTTCGTGTCCGGCGTAACCGGCCAGCCTTCATCGATATACGGCTTTAGAGCGGATCGGATCGCTTTGTTGATCGTCATGTCGCGCCCACCTTTCTGTCAAAGACTTCGCGCATCTTTTCGATGACTTTACCTTCCGCGCGTTTGGAAGCCGGACCGATGACGGGCGTGGAAGGCTGACGGCCTGTTCCATATTCCAGATAAACTGCAATCTCGCCGTTCCGCTTGCCGTCTGACCGCGTGCCCTCTGGAGCGACAAATGCATAATAGCCGCCGCCAGACGGCCGCGCCGGATGTACCTTAATCGATGATTCCAGCTGACCTGTGCGAGAGTGTGCAGCATATCCGGTTTTGACTTCTCTTTCCAGTTCCGGAAGGGCGGCATCGACCATTTCTTTTCCCAGTCCACCGCTTAACATGTCTTCTAATCCGAGCATGTCATCCGGAATATCGATATTAAATCCCGCCATGTCGTTCCCTCCTTCCGCAGGTTAAAGTGACCAAATCCCCTCGATCCGGTTTATAGGTCCTCTGCACGTAAAGTGTCTCGCCGGTCTCTTCATCCACCAACGACCGCTGCCCTGAGTAGTTACAAGACATGATCTGCACATTGACTTCCGCGTCATATCCGAGCTGGTTTGCCAGCTCCCTGTCCTGCCTGGTCAGATCCGTGTAGTTTGCCGGTATGTGTTCCAGCCATTCCGACGACTCGATCGGAAATCCGTCGTCATCATATGTGACTTCATTTGACGACATGAGCTTGATACTATGCGTCCACAACTTCATCACCTCCGCTTTCCGGATCCCACGCGCCGCCTCCTTCGGTCTGGAGCTCCCTGAGCTTGTGCTGATACATCGCACGCGAACTGCTCAGCCCTGTCCGGTCATTCCCAAAGTTTGCCTTGACGTACCACAGGATGCAGGTAAACGCCCGGGGATCCGTGGAGCCGTCACTGTCGTTTTCGATCAATGCAGCCGGGATCCCCGCTGTGTTTACCATGGTGGCCGCCGCTTCTTCGATCCAGTGCGACAGCTCACCGTCATAAACGGTGATGCTTTCGTGGATCCCCATAAACTTCTTCACTTTTGCCAGTGTCGCGGCTAAGGTCTCACTCTTCATTCACATCACCGCCTTTCTCATGCCTGCTGTGCAAGGATTTCCGCTATGATTTCAGCTTTCTTTGTAGCCGTGAGAGTGTATCCCATTTCTGCGGCGATAGCTCTTAATTGGGACACGGTCAATGCTTCAAGCTCCTCCTGTGACAGTGTTCCGCTGCCGTCGGAGTCTGTTTCTTCAAAGCTGACGCTATCGCCTGTTATTCCCCCACCGGTACCTCGATACATCCGTTCACCCATGCATCTTCATCTACCTCTTTGTAGTCTGCGCGGACTTTTGCGCGGAAGAGCGTGCCATCCTGCTCAAAAGCATTGTATCCGGTCACGGATGCTACATTTGAGGACATGATCTCTGTCTGCTGACGGTCGAAGATGGTCACCGCTTCCTTGAGATCGCCCATGATGAACGGATATTTGACGTGTGTCACTTCGTAGTAGGTTCCGATGTCACCGACAACTGGATTTGCTACTGCAGTGTAAACGTACGGAGACTCAGCTGTGCCGGAGCCGGTTCTGGTGTAATAGGTCTTGCCATCAACCAGGGCCACGTCAGAGGTCTTCGCATAGATGTTGCCGCTCGCCAGAACATTGTTCGGAATGACCGCGATCGGAACTACAGTCGCACCAACACGAAGCTGTACCGCGTTCGGTTCGGTCGGATTCGGGTTGAGGAGTGGGCGATGGTTGAGGTCTTCCAGCGTATCCAGGTAGTTCAGGCCGTCATCGTTGGTCACGATCACGGCTGCGCTGCGGTACGCCTGCCCCAGAGTGACATTGATTTCCTTTTTGATGCCCTTCCAGTCGTCCAGTTTGGTTTCGCCCTTGCTCTGCAGGATCGCAAGGATCTCTGTGTTGTCTGTCTTCAGGCTATTCCTGCCGATCCAATCAACGATCACTGCAGTCAGATTTGCATCTGTATCCTTCAGCAGGTCATTGGTGACCGGGATATATCCTGCATAGTCCTCAATCACGTAAGGTACACGTGTAAAGGTCGGACCCGCCACTTCCTGGATCTTTCCGTTTTCGTCTACCTTCCGGAAGCCCGGAGCCTGAGCCTTGGTCTGATAGGTCCGAGCACCCTTATTGGTCTTCACGGTATCGACATTTACCAGAGTTCTCAGAGAGAAATTTGCTTCTTTGAACTGATTGATCTGTGTCTGGATGTCTTCCGGCACGGTATATCCGCCGTTAGATCCGTCCTGTCCGCCTTCCTGCATCAGGTTGGACCGGAAGCCACGTCTTGCTGCTTCCGCGAATTCATGAACCGCGTCATGAGTCTCCACCGGCTTTGTTCCCGGCAGAGTGTTTACAGCCGGAATCGCCTGTGTCGCTACGTTGACCGGTTCATCACCCATCAGATCTTTGATGATGTCGAATTCATCCTGCAGATCCTTCAGATCACCTTCTTTGAGCGCCTTTGCTTCCTCGATCTTTCCCTCGTTGGTCAGGGCTAAGATCTGTGCTTTTGTGCTGTTGATCTTCTCAAGCAGCTCTCTTAACTTTTTGTTCATGTGTTCATCCTCCTAGATTCCATACATGAAGAGATCGCCCAGGATCTCGTTTTTCTGTGCTTCTAATGCTTCGGCTTTGGCTTTCGCCTCAGCCTGATCGCGCTGGAGTTTTGCCAGCTCGATCATCTTGTCAGTTACCGGCAGTGCTTCACGCGCCGCCACCATCTGCAGTCCGTGCTTCGGTTCCTTGATTTCATCAGCAAAGCCGAGCGCCAATGCCTGCTTAGCTGAGAGCCACGTTTCTTTGTTCATCAGCTTCAATATTTCGCGCTCATCCATGCCTGTCTTGTACGTGTAAGCGGAGGCAATGGCCCTGTCCGTTTCTGTCAGCATCCCAACCAGCTTTTCAAAGTCGTTTTTGTCGCCACTGATACGGCCGTTTAATGCTGAGTTGTGGATCATTATCATTCCTACAGGTGAGATGATGACTCTGCCGGCTCCCATTATCGCGATAGATGCCGCTGAGCATGCTTCGCTTTCTACGATGGCCGTGGAGTTTTCGCAGCTCTGCAGCATGGAGAAGATCTCCTGCCCTGTCGTGACCGCTCCACCCGGAGAGTTGACCAGCACCTCTATCTCTTCGCCCGGATCCAGCGAGTCAATGACCGTCTGGATATCTCGCGGGCAGGTCGCATCTATCTCGAACCAGTCGTAAACCCACTTGATGTCGTTCGGGATCATGTATCCCCTGATCTGTGCCTGCTTCACTCTTCTTCACCTCCTTCCTTTTTTGCTCCGTATTGCTGCCCCACCATGGTTAGCGGGATATAGTTGCCATTCACGATCAGCTGATCGCCGCCTTCCTGAGCCGGGAGCAGTAAGAGCTCCCGCGCCTCATTAGGCGTGTACATGCCATTGTTAACATACCCGGCAAGAATTTCTTCCTGCGTCTTGGAGTCCGTCCGCAGGATGGCTTTTTCGTTAAAGCGATACCAATATCCATCCTCAATCTGGTCCTTTCGGAGCGCCTTGAAGTTGATCTCTTCCTCATAGGCCTTGAGCGAATATGCCATCGTCTCAATCAAAAACGCCAGCTGCTGCATTTCGGAATTCGCATAGGACGATTTCTCGTAGTTGTTCAGCTGGTTCGGCTTGACTCCAAAAGCCGCTGCAATCTGCAAAGCGGAGTACTTCCGCATCTCGTAGAACTGTGCGTCGCTCAGTTTCATGTTGATCGGAACCAGCTTCAGCCCCGGCATAATCGGGATTACGCCGCGCGTCTCTCTTGCTTCTGTCAGATATTCGCTGTAACGCTCCTTGATCTTCTCGCGCCGCGCTTTGTCCAGATCTTCGGAGTATTCCAGTGTTACTGCAGACACCAGGCCTCTCTTATTCATGTTGTTCATGAATTTCTGCCCTTCGGCAGCTCCATCGATCATGTCTCCGATGATCTTCCGGACCGGCTTTCCAATAATCCCGTCATAAGTCGATGATGTCTTAAAGTGCATCACGTCCTCTTGCGGGAACACATACATCTGCCCGGTCTGGTCATCGACATACTGGTAGTAAATCTTTCCGGCATCCGCAAAGACGCCCTCATTATCTACGATGACCGATGTGCTCCGCGTCGGAAGCAGCCACAGCTGTGACACAGCATTCGGGATCGGTACGCCTCTGTAGACCATATTCTGTCTGCGGATCCAAACAAATGCGTTCCCATGGTGCTGTCTGTTTAGTTCCACCGATGACCAAAGTGTCGTCGGCGTCATGATCGGGTTTGGCCTAACCGTCAGCGCCTGCGTCGTCAGGTCTGGCTCAGCCCGAATCTTGCCTTTCGGCGTATCCTGGTAATATTTAAGAGGCAGTTTCCCCATCGTTTCGGACAGCACCTTAAGGCATGTGATGTATGTCACTTCCTGCACGCGCCTGGAACTTGGATCAATTCCGAGCCACGTCAGGAGCTCCTCATCCTTGAGCGTTAAGGTTTTTCTGCCGCTGTTACTCCGGAAGAACCCTGCGGCTCTCTGGAATAAGCCCATGCCCATACCTCCTTAGAAGTTTTCCAAAAAATCATCCACCTCGTCCTCAAAAGGACGGGCGAATATATGAAACATTGCCAATTTGTAAGCACAAAGCACCGCGTCCACCGGGTCGATCCGTTTGGTCGTGGCGTCTTTATCTATCTTGATCAGCCCGTTGTTCTGACGGATCACTGCATTGCTCATCGCATAATTGAGCACCGGGTTATATGTGTAGACGATATTCCGGCTATGAACCTGCTCTCTGAATCCCTGTGTCGCCTCATTCAGGGATTTGTGGGACTGGTAAACCTCGACGCACTCAAATCCTTCGTCCGATAGATCCATCATGAGCTTTGCGGCGTTGGCCGGGTCGAAGCACAGGCTCTGAATCTTCCAGTTATTCGCTTCGCAGGTCATGAGCACATATCGCATGACCGCACCCTGGTCAACGATTGGTGTGTTGGTTACCGTGATATATCCGGCCCGCTCCCAAGCGTCATACGCTGCCTTATCCTTTGCCACATGCTCCATCAGCTTTTCCCTGGATGGGATAAAGCTGTGGGAATAAACGATGTATCTGACCAGATTCTTTCCGAGCCCATCGTCCAGATCTGTCTTGTAGGGAATGACAAAAGCAACACTGGTAAGATCGAGCTTTGAGGACATATCGAAGCCGACATATACCGGCATCCCCTTCGTGTCGATCGGCAGCTCTTCCACCTCGCAGGCCTTCCACTTTGCCATGTTCATGTAGCCGCTGTCCTTGGCCTGCACCCAGATATCCATCATCTTTGTCAGGAATGATGTCATCTTCTCCGGGATCTCTTTCGCCACCCGATAGTCACCGCGGATCTTCTCCAAGCCTTCCGGATAGGTTGCGCGGATCGGGTTCGCCTTGATCCAGAGTTCTTCGTTTCCGACATTGGTGATATCGGCATAATCCTCCGGATCCAGCTCGCAGATATCGACCAGATATTCATCATCTTCCGTGTCTACATTCGGATCCAGAAGTTTACTGCACATCTGATATTCCTCAACGTAGCACGGATAAGTCAGATCCTTGCCGGCTGTAGTGATGATCATCAGGAGAGGTTCTTTTGTGCCAGACCCCATTCCAAGGTCGTAAAAATCTGTCGTGGCGTGCTGATGATATTCGTCCAGTATTAAAAGCGCCGGGTTTGTTCCATCCCCGGTCTTTCCGTCCTCCTTTGACAGAGGCTTTATAAAGCTTCCCGTCTTCCTGTGTACAATTTCACTCCGGTTTAAATTAAACTTTGTCCGAAGCGGCGACCCCCGGAGCATCAGTTTTGCTTCTTCAAAAACGATCCTGGACTGATCTTTTTTTGTGCCGGCTGTATATGCCTCTGCGACCTCGTTGTTTTTTACGGCCGTGACCGATATCTCATACAGAGCGACGCCAGCTTCTTCCTGTGACTTCGCATTTTTTCGCGCCACTTCGGTAAATGTCTTCTTAAACCTGCGCTTACCGGTATCCTTATGTTTCCAGCCGTACAGTTGACATAGCCGGAAGCACTGCCAGTCCGTCAGAATGATCGGTTCTCCGGCCAGAACACCTTTCGAATGCCTTAATAAAGCAAACCAGTCGATGATATTCTGGGCAGCGTCATCGTCCCAAACATACGGGAATCCCTCTGATCCGATGCGCTGTACATCCCTGAGAAGGCGCTCACATGCCCATTTATGCTTCTTTCCGCTTGGTATCTCTCCGCCGATACACTTCCTGGCATAATTTAGAATCCTGTCTAATACATCCATCAGATCTGCCCGAAGCTGGTCTTAATCTCTTCTTCCTTTTTGGTTATTTTTGAGACTGCTGCCTTCAACCTGGCATCGATCGTCAGGCCGCAAAGAGACGCAAACTTGCGGAGATCATCGGCGTAGCTTTTCTGCACGTCGATAAGCGGATTTTTGCGATGCTCGATCCGGTTTTTGTATTCCACCTCTACCGTCAAATCTCCGGACTCGATCAGGTCCGTGACCTCGACCCACTTTGCGTAGTAATAGCAGTAAAACGCCAGGTTATTTTTGTCCAGATTCCCGATGATATCGATCTTGTTCAGCTCCTTGACCAGACGCCGCCACTCCTTTTTTGCGACCCCGTCCGGAAGCCATGCCGGAGGACGCTTGAGCTGCTCCGCGCCGGTCTTGATCGTGGCTTCTTCTTGCTGCTTTTTTGCAGCTTCGAAGCTGGTGATATTTCCTTTCTGCATTTCAAGTGGCTTTCTTGCTCTGCCCATATCGCTACCTCCTTTCCGGATCCCTACATCTAACCGCGTGCGCGCGCGTTGCGTGCGGGCGGTCAAAAAATATTTGGAAATTTGCGTG